TGAATTTGCTATTCTTGGTAATGTTGCTCCAGTAACATCGGCAGCAGCTACAGCACCAAAAATGGCTTCACTTCAAACTTGGATTAGAACTAACTGGACTTCAGTTGGTACAGTAGCAGCAGGCGCTCCAGCAGCTCCAGCAAATCCTCCAGGTTCAGCAATTAGAACTAAAGCAGCAGCTGGTAACACAGCAGCGTTTACAGAAGCATCTTTAAAAACTGCTATGAAAGCAGCGTTTAATGCAGGTGGTACTCCAACTATGTTAGTTGTTCCACCAAACCAAAAAGTTAAAGTATCAGCTTTTACTGGTATTGCATCTAATCGTGTTTCTACACCTAATGCAGGTACTACTACAAAAGCAGCAGCTATTGTAGGCGCAGCAGATGTATATTTATCAGACTTTGGTATGCTTTCAGTAATTCCAGAAAGATTTATGACTTCTGATTATGCAGCTAACAATGGTGAACAAGCTCTTATTTTAGATCCAACAATGTTGTCTTTAGCAACTTTAAGACCATTCCAGTCTAATGTATTAGCTAAAACAGGTGATGCTGAAAAACATCAAATGCTTACAGAGCTTACTCTGCAAGTAAGTAACGAAGCAGCTCATGCTATCGTTGCAGATTTAACAGCTTAATTACACATTAAGTATTGATATGGCCCACTTCGGTGGGCATATCTTTTAAGGATAATTATGGTAGACGATAAAAAAAAATTTAAAAGCACTTGGTCGCAACCAATAAAATACAGACACCAAACAAAACACGATGACCATGATAATGATGGTTATGTGATAGAAACAAAACAAGATGTAACAGATATTGTAGAAGCAAACAAAGAGGAAATTATTACCAAATCATCAGGGTGGGGTAATGAAATGTTTGATAACAAAATTGCATCTATACCAATGACAGTTATTGATGATCTAAACCATAAACAAATTATGAAAGGGTTTCAGATTATTGATGTTAAAAAATTTAAAGAATTTTTAAATCATCCAGACAATAGATTTTTTAGAACAAAACAGGGCAGAATTTAAATGGCATTTTTTACAGACTACACAACGCTACAAGCAACTATAGCTGATTATTTAGCTCGTAGTGATTTAACTGCATCTATCCCAGAATTTATTAGATTAGCAGAAAATAGATTAAGTAGAGATTTGCGTATAAGGCAAATGTTACAAATAGCAACTACTACTATTGACTCTACTAATGGTACAGTAGAAATACCAGCAGATTTTTTAGCTATGAAAGATATACACATTTCTTCTAGCAATCCTATACAAACTGTTACATTCCAATCTCCTAGTAATTTTTTTAGAAACACAAGAGCATTAACATCAGGGTTGCCTTCTTTTTATACTGCATTAGGAAGCGAGTTTAGATTTTCTCCGATTGGTGCTGAAACAGATACATTACAAATGCTCTATTATGTAAAACCACCACATATGAGCTCAACAGTTTCATCAAACCTTTGGTTAGCAAATACACCTGATTTACTGCTTTATGCAGCACTTGGTGAAGCAGAGCCATTCTTGATGAATGACGAAAGATTAGCAACTTGGTCAGCAATGTATGACAGAGGGGTTCAATCTTTAAGTAAATCAGATGATGAGGGGGAATTTCCTGCTCATCCAATGTCAATAACAACAACTACGAGGTAATTATTATGGCAGATATGTCGGACTATTTAGAAGTTGCACTTCTAAACTTAACACTAAATGGAACTGCTTTTACAGCAGTAAACAATCCATATATTTCTTTACACACAGCAGATCCAACAGATGCTGGAACTGGCACAGAAGTTTCTGGTGGTTCATACGCTAGAGTAGCTTCTTCTTTTGCAACAGCTTCTGGAACAGGTGGTTCTGTAGTATCAGATGCAGTTGCAACCTTTCCTACAGCTACAGCAACATGGGGAACAATAGGATGGATTGGTTTATGGGATGCAGCTTCTAGCGGTAATATGATTTATCATACAGCTTTAGATGCACCAAAAACTATTGATTCTGGTGATATTTTTAAAATTGCTGCTGGAAACTTATCAGTAACATTAGCATAGAGGATAGATTATGGCACTTGTCTTAAAGGATAGAGTCAAAGAAACGACTACGACAACAGGTACTGGTACAGTTACACTTGCTGGAGCAGAGACTGGATTTCAAGCCTTTTCTGTAATTGGTAACGCAAACACTACTTATTATGCTATTACAAATGGTAATAATTACGAGGTAGGTTTAGGAACTTATACAGCTTCAGGCACAACTTTATCTAGAGATACTGTATTAGAATCTAGTAGTAGTGGTTCTAAAATTACATTATCAGGTACAAGTGATGTATTTTGTACTTATCCTGCTGAAAAATCTGTTACTTTAAATGGCACTGTAATTAATGATGCTAATGTAGTTGCTACAGCAAATATTGTTAATGATGCTGTTACAACAGATAAACTTAATTTAATATCTACAGCTTCTGTTCCTAGTTTAGAAGCTAAAGGTAGTGGTTCACAAGATGGTTATATACAATTAAACTGTTACGCTAACACTCATGGCATTAAACTTAAATCTCCACCTCATTCAGCAGGAGCTAGTTACACATTAACATTTCCTGACAATGATGGTGATGCTAGTCAATTTCTGCAAACAAATGGATCTGGTGTATTAACATGGGCAGGAGCTGGAGCATCAGCAGGGGGTGTTATCTATGAAAATACAGATGATATAACAGATAACTATACTTTAACTTCAGGAACAAATGGTATGTCAGTTGGACCTATAACTATAGCAGCCACAAAGACAGTTACTGTTCCTTCTGGACAACGATGGGTGATATTATAATATGACTTCAAAAATTAATGCATTAACAGGTTCTGGCGGAGTAGCTATTGATGGAGATGCTTCTGGAATAATAGAACTACAATCTAATGGAACTAAAGTAGCAGAAGTAAGTGCAGCAGGAGTTCTATCAGCTAACTCTGGATATGGTTCAGTTGCACCAGTATATGGTGTAAGAGCATGGGTAAGTTTTAATGGTACAGGCACAGTAGCTATTAGAGGTAGTGCCAATGTAAGTTCTATTACAGATAATGGCACAGGAGATTATACAGTTAATTTTACCACTGCTATGCCAGACACTAACTATGCAGCAACTTTTACTCCACAAGATGGAACAGCAGGTACTGCTATGGTAGGTGGTTGTACTCATACCAAAGCTGTAGGTTCAGTTAAATGTTGGGCGGCTTATGTTAGCTCAACACAAAACAAAACTTTGTATGATACTGATGATAATAATGTAGTTATAATGAGGTAGCTATGATAATAATATATGAGCAAAATAATAAAGCAGTAGTTATTCATCCTACACAAGAATGGTTAGCTAATAATACAATAGAAGATTTAGCTAAAAAAGATGTACCTAAAGGTGTTAAGTATCACATTGTAGAAGATACAGTTCTTCCAGAAGATAGAACATTTAGAGATGCTTGGGTTCTTGATGAAGATACTATAAAAATAGATGCTGAAAAACAAGCAGTAATACAAACTAAACTAGATGCAATGGAGAACGAATAATGGCTAGCATAGTATTAGCAGGAAGTTCAAGCGGAACGCTTACAGTTGCAGCACCAGCTGCGGCAGGAACAAATACATTAACATTACCTGCTGAAACAGGAACATGTATAACATCAGGCACAGCAGGAGCACCTGGTAATACAGGGACTATTTTACAAGTAGTAACTGTTCAACCAGATACAGGGTTAGTTACTTTTACATCAACATCTTTTGCAGAAGTAGATTCTGATTTAAGAGTTGCAATAACACCTAAAGCATCAGATAGCACACTAATAGTTACTTGTAATTATCTTTTTGGTGGTAATAATGGAACTCAAATGGTTGCAATGAAACTATATGATATTACAAATAGTACAAATGTTAATACTTCTGCTTTAGGAAGTAAACAACAATGTAATTCTTCAGTAAGAGATATGAGCTATGATGTAAATGATGGGGTTCAAATGCAACTACAAGCACAAACAACTTCTGGTTCAACTGTTGCTAGAACTTATGGTATGTATGCAAAATTAGAAGCAGCAGCAACAAGATACTTTTTTGCTAACTTTAGCGATACAGGTGCATTAGGTTATGCAAAACCATCAATAACAGTTATGGAGGTAGCAGCATAATGAAAGCTATACATACACTATATCCTGAAACAGCAAAATCTAAAGTTAAAAGTGATACTGAAATGTATGCTTG